ATCCGCTTTGCAGCGTGACTTCGTCGCCCTGCGCCAGTGTCGCGCGCAGAGGCTCCCACAGTTCGATCAGGCGCTCGGCCCCGTCCAGACTGTCGCGCTTGATCGTACCGGACAGGCCCAGAGCGGCCCCGGTTGTCACCCGCAACAGCCCGCGCTGGAACCAGCCCGCCGCCTGATGCCCCCGCCCCGACAGGCGCAGAATGCGTCCCTCATGCACGCTGACAACAGGCAAATGCAGCAGATGCGAAGGGCCGGACAGATCGACCCCGCAGGCGGCATCACCCAAAACAGCGCTGCAGGGCTTTTGATAGATGCGGCCCAGCGGCCTGTTCAGGGCCTCGGTCAGACCGCGCAGTTCGGCTGTAAAGCTGCTGCCGGCATGCCGCATCTTGCCGATGGTGCCACGAAACTGCAACTGGCGCTGCGCCGGATCGGCCCAGTTGAGCCGCCAGCACCGTACCTCGGCCCCGTCATAGCGGCCTGCGAGGATGTCAGCTTCGGTGATGGCGGCATCGCTGAGCGCGCCCAAAGCCTCGGTATTGTCGACGGACAGGCCGGTGGCCTGTTGCAATGCGCGGGCGGACAGGCCGCTATCCGCCTTGAAGGTGATCCCGTCAAAGGCCAGATCCAGATCGTGATCGGTAAAGCCGAAAACTACGGAATCCGTGCGCGTCACCGCCCATGCGTGACACAAAGTTGTCAGCCCGCCTGCCAGATGCCGCGCCAGATCCGCATTCATAGCCGCACCTCCAGCACCGGCACGCGTGGCACCTCGCCCGCCTGAAAGCTGGCCACACTGGTGGAAATGCGGTCGGTATCAAAACGCACAGGCACGTCGAATTCAAAGCCTGCCGTGATTTCCAGCCCCAGTGTCGGCGCCTCGGTCAGACTGAGCTGTCCGGTGGTCAGATCGACCTCGAAATCGACGCCTTCGTAAAGCTGTGTCCCCTCGACCCCCAGTGTCACCGTGCCAAGGACCGGCTTGGTGATGGGACGTGCATAAGCCTGATCGCCGGAACGGTAGGTCTTGATCAACTGGAACACGCGCGTTGTGCCATCGGCGCGCGCAATGACCTGATCATCGGGCGACAGGCTGCCTGAAGGTCGGCAAGACCGGAAATCGGCCCAGTCCTTCCAGCGAAAGGCATACATCTGCGCCTGTCGCGCCTCGAAAAACGCGATCAAGCGTTCAACATCATCCAGCGAGCGCAACCCGAGGCCCGCATCATAGCGCCGCCGCGAATGCGCCCAAGGGGTGTTGCGCTCTTCAAACCCGTTGGCGAGAGTGACGATATCGGTGCGCCGTTCGGGGCCGCCCAGTGATCCGAAACTCAGGCTGGCGGGAAACCGCACCTCGTGAAAGTTCATGGATTGATTCCTCATGGTTTAACGGTTGCGCTGGCCCTGTCCCAGCAGACGCGCCATCTGCGCCGCGATCTGCGATTGCGAGCGTTCAAAGCCCGCAACATCCGGCGTCTGGATATTGATCACCACGTTGACCGGATTGCCGCCGCCACCGCGTACGCCCAGTTTGCCGTCCGGCCCGCGCGCCAGCGGCATGATCGCCTCTGGTCCCGCCTCGCCCATCAGGCCCATGCCGCCGCGCATCGGGAACATGGTCGCGCCCGAGACAACGCCACCGCTGGCGAAAGGCATGACGCGCCCCTGCGCGAAACTGCCGCCGCTGGCAAAGGGCAGAACACCGCCCATCAGCGCACTGATCCCCTTGGACAGCAGCCCGCCCGCGTGATCCGTGACCGGACGCAACGCCGACTGGTAGGTGGTATTGACCATGCTGGCGGCCACGGTTTTCAACGCATCGGACAGTTTCATGCCGTCAAAGGCCAACCCGGCAAATGCCCGCCGCAATCCGCCGCTGAAGCCCCGTTCGAGCGTGCCCAGATCGCGCCCAGTATCGGCCAGCGCACGGCGCATGCGTTGCAATTCGCCGTCAAAGGCACCTGCCACATTGGCGGCTGCGCCCAAGCTGGTATCAAGGGAAATGACCTGATCCTGAAGGCTGTTGATCGCGTCAAAGTCAGTCATCGTGGTGTCCTTTCATGGGATGGGTCCTGGGATCGGGAAAGGCCTGCATCAAACGGTCAAGCCCGCCGCGCCCCATCGGGGCCTGCGCGGCACCCTGCCCCAGCATCAGCGCCAGTTCGGCAGGCGTCAGCGCCCAGAAACTGGCGGGGCTCAGGCGCAATCCGCGCAGGCCTGCCCGCATCAGACCGGGCCAGTCCATGCGGCTCATGCTGCGCCCTCCGCATCCGGCAGGCTGAAGGCGCGCACCAGCAGCGTGGCCGCTGCACGGGCCGCTGCGATAGGACCGCCCTCAATCTCGGCACTTGTCAGATCGGCGGGTGCGCCTTGCCAGCCACCACCGCGCAGACCTGCCACGATCAGCGCCAGCACATCGCGGCTGGAAAAGCAGCCTCCTTCAAAACGGGAGACCAGCGCGACAAGACTGTCTTCGCCCAAGCTCGCCTCAAGCTCGGCCAAGGCGCCCAGCGTCAGTTTCAGTACATGGCGCTGGCCGTCGATCTGCAGCGCGACCTCGCCCGCCCATGGATTGCCCCCGCTATGCCCCATGTCAAAGCGCCGTGAAGCCAAGCGCACCGGCTGAGGCCAGCGAGACCTCATAGGTGGCCTCGCCATTATGCGAGCCTGCATAATCGATGCTGGTCAGTTGGAACGCCCCCTCGACGATGCCGAAATCGGGGATCACGATCTGGAAGACAGGCGTTTCACCGTCAAAGAAGATCTGCCGCGCGCGTTCGTCGCTGGCCGCGTCGCGGAACACGCCAGAGCCGCTGATTGCTGCCGATTTGACGCCGGCACCCGCCAGCAATTCGCGCCATCCGCCCTGACTTTCAAGGGTTGTGACATCGACGCTTTCCGCGTTGAAGCTGACCCGCGTGGCGCGCAGCCCCGCCAATGTGGCGAACTGTCCGTCGCCGGTCAGATCCACCTTGACCAAAAGATCCTTGCCGTTCTGGGCACCCATGGCGTCCCCTTTCGTTGATTGAGTTTCAGATGTCATCCAGACGCGCGCGGAAGGTCAGATCGATCCGTCGCCGCTGGCCTGCGCCGTCACGCTTTGCTGTGGCGCGGACAAAGCGCAAAAACACAAGCCGCCCCCGTGCCAGCACCAGATCCGGTTCCACCAGTGCGTCACAAACCACTGCTGCAGCCAGTTTGGCCTGTTGGAACCCTGCGGTATCCGCGATCACCGAGAGGGTGAAATCATGCTCTGCCCCTGCGGCGGATCGATCCGAGCGATCCAGTACCACCTCCGGCCCAAGGCTCAGATAAAGCGGCGACACCACTCCTGCGGGCAGCGCGTCAAAGATCGCCCCGTCAAGTGCCGCAATCACAGCCGGATCAGCGCTCAGATGGACAAAAACAGCCTGTTGCAGGGCCGCAGCACTGGTATAGCTCATCGGGCCACCTCCTCGCGCGTGAAACAGGTCAGATAATGTCCGGCAGGGTCGTAGTCGCCGACTGCCAGAATGGTGAAGATGCGCGTGCCCTCGCGCAGACGCTGATCAGGGCGCGGGCGCATCACTGATCCGTCAGGCGCTGCGCGTACGATGATACGCTGTGTATTGTGCGACATGGCCGCCCCGCCAACGGCCGTTTCGCGCCCCTGCATCGAGGAAACATCGGCCCAGACTTCGCCAAGCGCTTGCCAGATTTCGGCAAAGCCACCCGCCCCGTCCGCGCTGCGCTGTGGCGCCTCAAGCTGCATGCGGCGGCGCAACTGCGGCCTTCTCATCGCGCACCGCCGGATGGTGATACGCCAAGCGACATGCGCAATCCGCGATAGCGCTCGATCAGGCTGGACACGCCAAAGGGCATACAGCCACGGCTTAAACCCGTGTCCTGCCGGTATTCATAGAAATGCGCGGCCAGCATCAGGACGGCCTGTGCCAGATCGGCAGGTAAATCGCCCCAACTTGCGGCCATACCAGCCCACAGTTGCACGATCACCCGTCCGCCATAAGGCACCGCTGGCAGAACGCCCCCCGCTGCACACAGGCTGGATCGCTGCATATCACGCTCCAGCCGCCAGAACGCCACAGAAACCGGCCCATCGGTGCCTTGGGCGTTCCGCAATACCAGATCGGTGATCTGCGTCACCGGTGTCAGTGGCAGGGGCTGGCATCTTGCGTCGCTCCACTGCGCAATCTCCAGCACAAAGCCGCGTTCCAACAGGATCTTGCCGGTTCTCGCCTCGATCGCGGCTAGTGCTGCGCGCAGGAAGCCTTCGAGCAGTTCATCCTGAAGGCTGGCCTCGG